CTTGACGGCACTATCCACGACCTTGGCATAATAGTCGCCTTTTGGCACCGGCTCGTTCAGTTGAGCGTTATTTTGATCCTCTGGATCGTCAAAAGTTTGAAAGTTCAAGCTAGCCATTATTTTTCCCCTTTCATTGCGGTTGCGAATGCTTCCCAATCCAGATCTATCCGATCCGGCATGGAGAAGCGGTTTTTGGCATCATGTGTGGGTGAGTGGCTTGTATATAGGACGCGCTCACTTTCCCCGATTGCTTTAGTGATTTTACGATTAAAACCACCGTCTTGTTTGGTTACTTGTACTTGCCAATTTGCGAACAAAACGGCGTCACATGCTTCCATAACAATTGCTGAGATGTGCTTGTTTAATTTAAGTTGAAAACGGTCATACGGGTCAGTGTCTGGCGCATCATATTTTTTGATTGCTGAGTGCGCGAGAAACAGAACTGTCATGTCCTTTTTCTTTCTAAGGGCGTCTAAAGCACTTAAAAACTTGCGGAATTTCTCGGCAGCCATTGCGTATCCCTTGCCGTATCCGATGTCCTCAATCGAGGTTTTGCCCTGTTCTTTTGCTATCTCAGCGAACAGTAGAGGTTCGAGCCAATCGACGGTGTCGATCACAAGTGTTTTAAAGTCGTGATCACCGGCCAGAGATCCGCAAGCTTCGCGCACATCATCCCATGATTGAGGGGTAGGGAAGGCGTGTACGCCTGGAGTGCTGACCAGCCCGTCTTCTGTTGGAAGAAAGATTGGTTTTTCTGCACCGGCTGCAAATGTTGTTTTACCGATTCCTTCGACGCCATATAGACACATTATTGGTTTGAATTTGTCACGATTTGTGACCGATATTGATTTTAGGTCAAAGCCCATTTTTTTTCCTTTCAGTCTGAATAAAAGGGGGTTGGCGGTTGTGCCGGGGAGTCATCTTCCACCAACCCCCGTCAAGAACGCGTGATATGCCACTAGGCTGGCATCTGAGCGTCCATGATCTTTTTTGCGCCGGAACTTTTCAGCGTAACCTGGGAAGAGTTCCATTGCGCGTAATCTTGAAGCTTCTTTTGTGTCGCCGCCCCTAAGCTCAACCGCTTTCTGCCATACGCGAGGTTGCACATAGCTGATGGGGATCTCATGGGCGGCGATCACGCCCTCAATCTGGCCAAGGAATCGGCCAAACTGAAACATAGCGGTCACCGACTGACCAGGTCGGGCGGCTACTTGTTCAACCAAACAGGTTGAGGGTTTCTGATATTTTATGATGGAGTGCAGTCCAGCGGCTGATACTTCTTTTTTCAGCTTGTTATTTCGCTTCACTTCAACGATGGGCATGTCGTAAACATCGAGGGTGCCGTCAGTGCCAAACACTGCAACGGCTCCGCCTAAACCAACATCAATGCCTATGTAATAAAAGGGTTCTGTCATTCTGCTTCTTTGTTTTGTTTTCGAAGTTAAACCATGAATTATGATACATATCAACCCATTTTGTATGTAGAGAAAAAAGAACAAAATGTGAATGTATTTAACGCTTGAAATTATCATTATGAAATAAAAATGCTAACAAATTAAGCAAAGCTCTTGACCGGGAGTGTTTTATATGTATGTACTTTTTGTACAAATTTAAAAAAATAACGACAGAATAGAAGAATGACACTACAATACTTTAACGCAGTTGATCATTGGAAAGGCATAGTGGCTCACACTTGGTCAGGTGCGTATTTGCTTGGAAATTACGGCGCACACTTTCGAAAATTTTCAAAAGCTTTAAGCAAAGCACTGATTGGATCACCCTCTGATTGGACGGGATATAAGGTATGGGGCAGTCCGATAGTTTCACTCGCTCCACCCCTTTCCCTGTTAACAAGTTAACAAATTTATCTAATTACTTTTTCGGGGAAAAAAATGTCTATCGAAGTTAAAAATAAGATCCGTGACATACGGAGAGCGCAAGGGCACACTCTTGAGACACTGTCTCAAATGATGGGCGTTTCACAAAGTTCAATCGAAAAAGTTGAAAAAGGGCAGCGGCGGCTAAAACAATATTTTTTAGTCAGAGCGGCTGAAGCGTTGCGGGTAGACCCGCATGAACTGGCGAATGGCCAAGAGATTGATCAAGAAGCTCGGATTAGCTCAGTTGTCAGTAAGCCCGGCGCTAATGACCCAAACGTATTCACGAATAGATCTATTCAGCTATTCAAATCATCGGGTCTGGGTATTCCAAAAGAACAAACAGCTTCTTTTATTGCTTGCCCCTCATCCATCTGGGACGACCCATCAGCTTTTGCGGTGACCATCCCGGTTGTGCCTGACAGTCTAGAAGAAGTAGCTCCTTGGCTTGGCGCGGGCACTGTGTGCTTTTGCTCATCCAAAGCACCGCTTTCCAAGGGTGGGCTGGTAGTTGCAGATCGTGGTGACAACTACACTATTTCTCAGATTGAGGGCTTTTCGGAAACCTCTATAAAATGCAAGCCTTGGGTTGGTGAGTCCTTTGAGGTTGATCCAAGCGCTGTTTATCCAATCGTCACTATAAACTTAAAATAAAAAAAGGAAGTAAGATGAAAGATGAGTCACATGGCTGCGAAATTCTACGGACAAAGGTCATCAAAGAGTATGCTTTGGCAATAAGCAACCTAGAAACACTTTATTACAAGAACGATGCATCGGACATTGATCGATTGATCGATGATCAAACCCGAAAGATTAGTAAGAAGAGCGATAATCATCGTTGGATGATTCACGCTCTTCAAGAACACGGCTTGAGAGGCGCTGGGGTTTTTCTGACCTATTTTATAGAGTCTATCGGAGTAAGCAGATCGGCGGCCTTGTACATCTTAAAAAATCTAATGAAGTCCAAGCTAGTCTACACAAATAAAGCTAGGAACGACCAAAACCGAATGGTGATTTGTTACCATGCATCTCAAGAAATGATTGATTCCTATCTTGAGTTTACGGTTTATGTGTTTAAATGCGCGAAGCGAACCAACGTGACTGAAAAGTTCAATAAGTGTGCAGTCGTAGATGAAATAATGGGACTCGAAGCCCAGTAAGATCAATAAAATATAATAATTGAGGCAGTGGCCCAATATCAAAATAATCAATTTTTGAATGTTGATTTGGTATCAGAAATTTGGTTTTTTTATCGGGCAAAAAAGGAATAAAAAATGAAAATAGAGAACCCCGAGAAAATGAGGGGTGCCCATACAGAAAATACGGCAGCTTTCATCGAAGACTTGAAAGAAGCTGTAATGTTATATCGTTCAGACCTATCGAACGAACAAAGAAAAGATTTGGATCTCAGAATATCTGACTTGATCCGCGACTTGGACTATTTATAGTGGTTCAAATCTGTACATACACAAGACCTTGATTCTGTACCTACATGATGGATGAAGTTAACAAGCCAGCACATTATACTCATTCAAGTATTGAGTGCATCGACTACCAGCGAGCAGTACTGGGGCCGGAAGGGTTTGTCGCGCACTGTCGCGGCTGTGTCATCAAGTACATGCATCGAGCATTAGAAAAAGGCGAAACGGCTGATGACATCGGCAACAACTTCCAAAAGGCAAGTGTTTATGCCAGATGGGCGGCTGAAACCGTGTTTAATCACCCAGAGCTTTTCTCTAAAAATCGTACAGACAAATAGTAAAATCAAAGTAGGGGAAACTACAAAATGAATATGATGAGGCAGTTGAACTCAAAGTCGGCAAAAGTGGCTTTGGAAGAGTACGTTTACGTTTCTAAGTACGCGAAATTTCTGCACGATGAACAGCGCCGGGAAACTTGGCCGGAAACCGTGCTAAGATATAAAGAAAATGTTCTTGATCGTTTCTTGAGCGAAGAGATGTCTCAGACTATTGCAAAGTCGATTACCATGATGGACGTTGTGCCATCAATGCGTATGCTGACAACGGCTGGCCCTGCGCTGGATCGTGACAATGTGTGTGGATATAATTGCGCATACAAGGCCATTACGCGCCCCCGTGATTTTTCCGATGCGCTGTTTATTCTCTCAAGCGGCACCGGGATGGGTTATTCTGTTGAGAAGCAGTATATCAGCCAACTTCCCGTTGTTTCCGACAGCATGACAGCACAGAAAGATGACTATGTTGTAGAGGACAGCCGGGAAGGGTGGCAAAGCGCCGTTCAGAACGCGATGGAAGAAGGCTTTGAGGGCCGTCTATATCATTACGACCTATCACTTCTGCGTCCAGAAGGAGCGTTGCTTAAAACCTTTGGTGGGCGTTCAAGCGGCCCAGAGCCTCTTCGCAAAACACTTGAGTACATCAACGATCTCTTCATCAAGGCGAGTGGCCGGCAGCTAACGTCTTTGGAGTGCCATGACGTTATGTGCGTGATTGCGAGTTGTATTGTCAGCGGTGGTGTTCGCAGATCTGCAATGATTTCGCTCGGCGATATCGATGATGTTGAAATGCGTAACGCAAAAAACTGGGCGTTGGGTCAGTTCCCAAAGGAGCGATATTACGCGAACAATTCTTATGTGACAGACGGCACTCCAAGCAAGGAAGATTTCGACGCTGAGTGGAACGCGATGGTAGATGGCAAGTCCGGCGAGCGCGGTATTTTCAACCGAGCAAGTGCAAAAGCCCAGGCTGAAAAGTTTGACCGGAAAGTTGCCGATTTTGGCTGCAACCCGTGTTCTGAAATTCTGCTTTTGCCGACAGGGCAGTTTTGCAACTTATCGGAAATTATCATTCGGGAAGACGATGATTTTAATGACCTCAAGCGCAAAGTCGAACTTGCCACAATAATTGGGACTGTACAGTCCACTTTCACTTATTTCCCATCACTCCCTACGGAGTGGGCTGCGAACTGCGATGAGGAGCGCCTGTTGGGCGTAAGCATGACGGGCATCATGGACAACCCGCTGACCAATGGCGTTCTCACGGGCCTTCCAGAGCGCTTAGAAGAGCTACGGGATCACGCTATCGCGACGAATAAGAAATGGGCTGAGAAAATTGGCATTCAGCCTTCGGCCTCTGTCACTTGCGTTAAGCCAAGCGGCTCTGTTAGTGCGCTAACCGGGACGGCTTCTGGCATCCATGCTCGATGGTCAGATCACTACATTCGGCGCACCGTTCAATCTAATACAGATCCTCTGACGCAGCTTATGATCGATGAGGGGGTGCCATCGGAACCATCAGCGTCCAAGCCTGACCTGGAGACAGTGTTTTCGTTTCCGATTGCGGCTCCGGCTGGGGCTATCACTAACGGCACTCGCACAGCGATTGAGCAAATGGAAATGTGGCTTACATATCAGCGGCATTGGACGATGCATAAGGTCAGCGCCACGATATCTGTTAAGGGCGATGAGTGGGATGATCTGGCTGAGTTCGTTTACAGTCACTTCGATGAAATCGCGGGCGTATCGTTCTTGCCCTACGATGATCATCTTTATGTCCAAGCGCCCAATGAGCAAATCACTCGCGAGGAGTATGAGGCGCTTGACGCTAAGTTTCCCGCTGCCGTGAATTGGTCGAGACTTCCTGAGTTTGAAATCGAAGACACTACAACGTCATCTCAAGAGCTTGCTTGCACAGGCGGCACCTGTGAGATTTTGTAGTATCTTTTGTATGTAGGACTTACCCCGGCACCAAAAAATAAAGGTTGACTCAAAATGGCAAAAACCCTCAGAAAATCGTTAGTTGAGCCGATGGCTTTGCGGAAATCGGACGCTGCGATGTTCTGTGGGGTTTCTGTTCCTACATTTGAAGAGCTAGTAAGTGTAGGTACTTTACCATCGCCAAGATGCTTGACTGAACACACAAAAATCTGGGTCAAAGATGAATTGACCGCTGCACTTATGGATCTACCAAATGAAGCATCTGATAAGACCAACAGCCTTGATTTCCTCTTTGAGGGAACGCCCATTTAAATACGTTTCTTGCAATTTTTCTAAGGGTTACAAGTATTTTTATTTTCAGCGGAAAAAGAAAGACAAAAAGCAGTATTTTCGAAGCGCACCTGGGACAGAGGCATTTTTATTAGAATATAACAGATTTCTTGGCATTGGAGTAAAAGCCCAAAAGAAAAAAAAGAGTTTTGATGAATTAATAAATTTATATAAAGCATCACCGGAATTTAGAGATTTGGCCCCTAAAACTCGCGACCTTAAATCTCGCGTTATGCAGTTCATTGTAAGCTATGTCGGGCCGCACAGCGTGGAAGATATGAACAAAGCACATTGTGATGCTTTGATGAATAAAAAGTCGGCTCCGTCAGAAGCAAATAAGGTCAGAAAAGAACTAAGTGTATTGTTCAACTTTGCTCAAGCGTTAGAGTGGATTCCACAGAGCAAAAATCCTGCAAAATTAACAAAGAAAAGAAACGTAAATTCCAGTGGATTTCACACTTGGACGCGAGAAGAGGTTGAAGCATTTGAAGCCTGTCATCAGGCTGGATCTGAGGCGCGACTTGCGCTGTATTTAATGATGTGTACTGGGGCAGCCAGATCAGATGTTGTTAAGCTGGGTTGGGGCAATGTGAAAAACAATAAAATTTACTTTGATCGTCAAAAAACAGATGAGTCAAAAGCATCGCGTATACCGAATTTCTTGATGGAAGAATTGCAAGATATTCCCAGAGATCAGGACACATTTTTGATCACCATGTACGGAAAAGCGTACATGTCGGACGGGTTTGGAAATAAGTTTAAGAAGTGGGCGACTAAGGCTGGCATTCCACACTGCACAACGCATGGTCTTAGATCAGCGATGGCGGTGAAACTGGCTCATCTTGGAGCCACTGATCAGATGATTGCTGCTTGGTTAGCACACAATGGAACTGGTGAAGTTCACACATATACGAAGAACGTAGAGCGTGAAAAATTGGTGGAATCATCGATGCAGTTGTTGGGTTGGGATTAACGCAACTTAAAGTGGAGTTCCCCCAACTTTCCCCCAACTAAAATTAAGTCATTGAAAATAAAGGAAAAAATAGGGGGTTGGTAGGCCCGGAGGGACTAGATAAAATGTTTAAAAACAATGACTTAGATCCCCCAACTTTTTAAAAAATACCAAATAATACCAAATACTTAAAAATCCTTCCCCCAACTTACAAAGCAATTTTTGCGGTTTTTATCGGGTAGCAAAAGAGGGAATAGATCTTTTTACGTTCATCCAAAACGGGCTTTAAACGGGCAAGTTTCTCTTCACAAGCTTTGTATGTGGGGAAGGGTGTCTGCACTACCATTAACTCACAACTCGTTATCATCGGGGATGCACAGACCCACGCGATGGCTAAGAAATTCACATCATCCAATCCTTTATCATTGCAGCAATAAATCCAATCGCGGCAGCGGCTCCAAAGCCCCACGCCTTCAACTTTTCAAGCGACGAAACCCGCGCATCCAGATCGTCCATTTTCTTGGCTCCATCGGATAACTTGTCTAGAATATGATCGACCTTGGATTCCAATTTTCCCAACCTGTGGTAAATGTCGATGTGCGTGATCTGTTGATCTTCCATCTTTTCGCCTCACAGCATTTTGGCCATCGTTTTCGGGCCAACGATCCCATCTCTAGTTAATCCATTGTCGGCTTGCCAATTCATCACCGCTTCTGCGGTCATCATTCCAAAGATGCCATCGGCCTCAAGCCCAAGCGCCTCTTGAATGCGTTTAACGTCATCTCCCCTGGAGCCGACTTTCAAGCAAACTTGTGATTCATAATCATCAATTTCGCCGCCTAATATGGCAAGGAACTTTTCATATTTGTGGTTGCGGTCATCGAGGCCGATGTAGCCGCCGTTGATGCGTTTGCAGAGCGTCCTGAGATCCCCTGCATCAGCGTATTTGTTAAGATTGTTGAGGTTCCAATACCAAGTTGCTGACACAAGTGCGCCTTCCTTAGTGGTCAGATAATCTAAGGCTTCTTCAACGGTGAGATCCACACTTCTGGCAAAGTCGGTAGTATTTCGACGCCCGGTGCATTGAATCGCTCCTTTGCCACGAAAGTCAAACCCGTCACCCGACTCCTCGGTTCCATTACCCATGCGATTAGCGTACACAAAATTGCCGATAGCAGTAGGCTTGCGGTGATAATCATCTGGATCTTTGCCCGCGTTAGCGAACCTTTTCCCCCAGATCGACTTGAGCGCTTTTGATGAATAATTTAGATTCTCCTCTAACACCCGAAAGTAATTAGACTCGTGACATGTTTGAGCCAGAAACGCCGCCATTCGGATTGGCGTGTCTATCTTCTTTGCCGGGAGAATTCGATTAAACAAAGCGCACCATTCAGCGTACTCTTTGTTTCCTTTCAGCATTGCTTTGCATTGCTTTTCTGTTAGCTGCATTACTTTTTGCCTTTCTTATTTCGTGCCAAAGATGCGGATGTAGCTAGGATCTTCGTCGTAGCCTTCTGCCCACTTGTTTTCAGTGTAAGTTGCAAATTGGATGAGACCGTCGGCATCAAGTTCAAGCTGAATGACGGCGTCATGCACGGCTGTGAGTTCAGTTTTCAGCGCTTCGATTTGATGCGCTTGATCTGAGATCCACCATACGGCTCCGACAGTCTGGGCCACGATGGCGAAGACCAACGCGACCGGGATTTTAAGATCAGTCATTACGTTGTCCTTATTTTCTGCATGGCGCGATGGCCGAAATAGAAGCTGATGATTGCCGACCACAAAATTTGGGTTTCTTGATCCCAAACCACGGTCATCATCTGCGACCAGTTTAGGCCTACATCACCGTAGACTTGCCAAGCCGCTAGACCTTTTATGGCCAGAAACAGAAGCATAAAGCTGTATGCGATAATGGGTCTAACCGACCCACTAAGAGCGGCTGCAAATTTGCTGTTTGCGTTTGCGGCGGTTTGCATTTGGTGGATGCCCTGCATTTCGCTGATGTCAGCCTGGACGTTAAGTTCGTCGATTTTCAACTCAGATAGGTGAGTAGCGTATTTCGCTTTTGCCTCTAGCATTTTGAGGTCTTGCTTGTTCTTCTGCGCTTGTTTGAAGAACGAAAGAATTTCTGGGACAATGCTTGTCGCAAAGCCCAGGGCGCTACCGAGGATAGTGAGCATTTTAAGCTCCTTTGTCAGATGACCGCTTGGAGAGGACTGAGGACGCCATAAAGCCGCCCACAACGCCTGTCTGAGCCACTAGGAAGGTGTTTAGGAACGCGGAAGCCGCTGCCATCCTGTCTAGCCCTATGAGAGGCGTGAGAAGCACCACAACGGCCCCTATGGTGCTTAACATTGCGACCCATGCCATCAGGCGTTGCTGATCTTGCATCCGGTCGTGATTTTCGATCTGCATCATCTTTTCTGACATGCGGAGTTCATCGTCTGTGACAACTCCATCGCCGTCCAGATCCATGCCGTTGTACTGGCTATCTTGCTGTAACTGCTTTGGGGGGTTCATTACTTCACCTCAAAATTAACGTGTATGCCTTCTTGAATTTTCTCCTGTTGGCGGAGAAATCGGTCATATCGATAATTGTTTGTTTCGGTGCGTATCTGTGCCGCGTCTTCGGCGGAGTGAACTCGCCGATGTTCTTTTTCTATTGTTTGTTTTTCAAAATGGCTTTCGATGCGTTCTCTTGCGCGACTAAGTTGGTGGATGTCGCTTTGTACATTGAATGGCATGTTGCCGATGCCGGACACTCCATCGGACATTATAGCCGACCTTGCTGCGCGAGGATCACTACAACGGCAATGCCAATGAGGATTGAAATTGCAATCGCAGATCCCCCGTAAATAATTATCCGCTCAATCAGTTTTTGTTTGCGTTTTCTTTCGGCTTCGATCTTCGCCTTTCGGTCTTTTCGTGCTTGAACTCTTATGGCCTGGAGTTCGCCCCAAGCGGAGAATCCTCTGGTCGAAATGATAATTTCTCTTAGATTCTGCTCGGCATCTTTGGCGCGCTGCAAATTGACGAAGGTTTCCATTGAATTTTCGTCGGCCGAAGAAAAAACGCTGTTCTTCTTCTTTTCATGTTTAGCGCGAAGCTCATCGACTCCTTCGAAAAACTCTCCGATCTGCTTGGTTACATTGACTAGCTCTTGGCCCGCTGACACGGCTGCTTTTACGGCTGCTAGCGCAGTGAACGGATCAACCATGTTAAGCCCCCACCTTTGCACGGCTAGGGCAGGGCAGTTCTGGAAGCGTTCTGATGCGCTTTGGATAATGATAATAGAACTGAGATACTTCTCGCGGGCAGCGATAGGTGCAAGACTTGTACATCTGCCCATGCGGAAGCATTCCGAATGCTATGCTGGTCAGCGCACAAATCATTATAAACCCCGGCGGTTAAATTTCGATGTCTTCGCCCTTTTCGTTAACGAAGTTGATGTGATAATTCTCAAGCATCTCTTGAGCTTGATTAGGGCTTAGGTACGCAAAAATAACTTTCAGTTTTTCTTGCTCCGGTGTGTGCCTACGCCTTGCCTTATGACCTTTCCTCACGACTGTTTTTGCGTCGATGAAGTGTGCTTCTTTCGTTTCCAAATTTACTGCTACAAAATCGATTGGCCCCTTGGGAATCATGTTTCGAAAGATCGCGAATCCTTTCGACATCAGATACAAACATGCAATCAATTCGCTTATTTCAGCGCGGATTGAGTTGGAGTCAGTAACTTTTTTTGTCACTTTCTCCTCCAGCCTTCATAAGTGCAGTGTGAATTTTGTCTGTAGGAATCGTCAAGAAGGTTTTGTTGGCCAGGTAACTGTTGGGAAATCAGCTTGTTGGGGAACGCCTAAAAGATCTGTGCGATATTGAGTCCATTCCGCACGTTTTTCATCTGTCAAATCAGCCCATCTCAGAGGGTTGGAAACTATTGGGTCTACTTCAGAATCAAGTAAACTATTTCTTAAAGCTCTTATCTCACTCGTTAAGCTGGCTAATTTAACACTGGTATTTTCCACCCAAGCAGAGCCAGACCATTCGTGAAAAGGACTGGGTTTTGGAGAGATCTCTGTCAAGCCTTCTACTACGTCAAAAGAAACAAAATGATTACCGTCATTATCAATGTAGTTATATTGAGTTTCTTGGCTCATTTGTATTCTCCCCAAAATTTAATCTGGTCACCGCTATTAACGTTAACTCGCCTCAAACTGTAATACTGCCCTGCGGGAACTATTACGGTTAGGTCGCCACCTGTGTAGGCGGTTGGTTCGGTTTGCCCTATGATTGTAGAGCCTGTTGTGGAAGCCGAAGTGTTTGTGTGAAATGTAAAAACCCTGTATGTATTAGGATATACGAACAGCGAAATGACCGCTTCATTGCTGGTGTTCAGATACCAAGTATCAAAAGCTCTACTGGTAGTTACAATAGAGTGTGTTCTTGCCGTATTCATAAAAACAGGATCAAGACCTTGGGTTTCAATGGTTCCATATAAAACACCCGCACCACCCGCGCCACCATTACCACGACTTGATGACATCCCTGTGCCACCCGCGCCAATAGAAGCTATTGTAATTATCGCCGCATCAAAATTTGAAATGTCGTAAGAATTTGAAATGTGAGAGCCAGCACTACCACCCCCACCACCTTTTCGTGAGGATGTATTCCAGTTGTAGTCACGACCACCACCACCGCCGCCACCTGATCCTAAAGAACCAGTACCACCAACGCCATAAGCCCCGCCGCCATAGCCACCAGAAGCTCTTGCAGATGCTTCCCCTGCGTCACCATCCGTTTTAGCCGCGCCGTAGCCCGTACCCGCCGCGCCACCGCTTGCTGTTACGTTTGAATAAACCGTGTTTGACTGCCCTGCCTTAGTCAGGGTTAGCGTGTAAACAGTGTCGCCCCCGCTCCCAGCCGATCCAGACTGACTTTCCGCACCCGCGCCTCCCCCACCACCGCCTATTGCGTTAATGGTTACAGTTTGAGCATCTGGATTTTCACTACCGCTTTTTACTACTATTGACGAAGTGGTTTGTGTATCTGAGATAGCGACCGCACCAGTTGATTGCTTTGTTATTACTGGCTGAATTAGCTTTGTTTGCTGGGGAGTTATTTCAATCCCATGCTCACTTGAGGTTCCAGAATTAGATGTGGCAACGAAAGCAAAATCATAATTGGTTGCGCCTGTTCCTGATGGGTTTCCAAAAAATATACCATCTACCAAAGACGAATATTCTGTTTTACCAATTCTCCAAGCTGCGCCATCCAGCAGATCAACATCTTTGTTTACAATCAACTGATCAGCGGTAACCTCCACTGATGAAAGAGATTGAGAAAGCACTTCATTGGACAGAACCAACGGAGAAAAAACGACAGGGCTGTCAAAAATTTGAGCGTTATCAGTCCAGTTTTGACTACTGTAATCCCATTTTCTCGCTGAAGCTTGGATGAATGTTACCGTGATTTGTTTCCCTGATGGCATTGCTGAAATGCCGAGGCGATTAAAAAACTGGTTAGTGAGAGTTATGGAGGCGCTATTGCCAGAGGCATCAACGGCAGCAGAGGTAAAGTCGCCGCTGATTAATTGTTCAGATGCACCCCCTGACCCAGTGTCATAAATTACTTTAGTTTTCGCGTCAGGCGTGTGACCGCCCGTGATCGTTAAGGTTGTTTGGTTCGCAGTCGTTGTGAAGGTTTGCACTTTTTCAAAAACAAAACGGCCCCACACAACCGCATCTTCTGGAATATCGCTCATTGAAGATAAAAGAGGATTTGTTTCTAGGAAGGCTTCGTCAAGTTTCGCTTGGGTTGATGTATTATTCGGCCTTGGATCGACGCCTTGCTCTGTTCCAGACCCATCAGCGTTCAACCCGTTATTCATCGGGATTTCGGCACCGTTTAGAGCTACACCGCTGACTTTAGATCCCTCTGTTGATTTTTGAATTGTGGCTGTGCTAGTTGCCCCATCAGCGGTTGCACTTATCGTTACACTAGTAGCGGTTCCAAAGTTTGTAACGCTGAGAAGCTTGTCTGAAAACCCATATTTTAATTGGATAACGTCATTTGTGCTGGCGGTAAAAGAGCCAACGCTAGAATTCACAGAAACAGTTATAAAGTTTAAGCCAGAGCTATTGGTATTATTGTTTGTAATGTTAAAAAGGGCATAGTTTGAACTGTCTATGTAAACCATGATCTTATCGGCTGTGGTCAAAGCGTCGAGGTCAGTTCCGCGATCAGTGCCGTCATTGTCTGTGTGTTTAATTACAAGGGTTCCCGTTCGGCTCCAAGCATCATTCGTGTCAATTCGGTTATACCATACCTCACCAGCCTCTCTAATATACAATGATCCAGCGGTAGCGCCGTTTGCATTTGATGTGCTTTCAGCCGGAAAGACATAATTTGCTGTAACGTCTGTGTTGTCAGTATCATCGGTTAAGGTGACTGATGAGCCGCTGTTGTTTGTCGCTGTAATTGTCGGACTTGATGAGGTGCCCTGCACAATTGCTTTGATCGATATAGTTTGATTGCTTGGGGTGGGGCCGCTTGCGTCAAAAGTGAAGAATGATCCCGATGTTTCAATTGATATTTCGGCTGTGTTCGTATTGGCGCTGACAGGCCCAACAAATGCGCTTTCATTGCCCACTTTATCAATGGATGTGATCCAATAATAACGCGTCACATTATTTGGTAACCCAGAGTCTACAAAAATTGTTCCTTTTACTGTTCCTATTTCAGTTCGACCACTGGCTGCGTTACTGGTGTGTCTATAAATTTTTATAAAATCAAAATCTAAATCTGTTGGATTTGTCCAAGTTAAAAAGATCTGGCCTTTGCCGCTTGTTGCAGAAGCGCTTGTCGGAGCCGCTGGGGCAGTAGTGTCTTTCGCGATGAAACCGCCATTGTTAATATAATTTTGATCTTTTGTTGCTTCGGCTGAAACTTTACCATTTTCCACATTAGTTCGTGCAGAAAGAGAGTATCTGATATAATCACCCGTGTTTGAAGTAAAAGGTGGGATCGATGACATCCCACTAAAAAAAACAGTGCTTTCAGCGGCCCCAGCATTTATCGTGTCAAATATATTTGTTTGTTGCAGTACGTTTGAACTGTTGTATCGATGCTGAAGCAGTTTCACTTCAGTATATACGAAGTTTGGATGGCTGCCATGTGTTACTGGAACACACATCCCAAGCACTTGATTTCCATTTTGATCTAAAAAGTTTTCTTTCACAGGAGTGCCGAGAGTGGGCGCTGCGATTGTGTCTATGAAACTGTCAGAAAGTGCAGTTCTAGTGACATAGTTATGATCAGCGGTGTTCCATGTATAAGAGGCATCGGAATACTCTTGTAGCTCGACTGCAACTTCGCCTTCTGGCTGTAAGCTATAAGAGGTAACTTGAAATTTTGTGGCGTTAGTAAGAATAGAGTCTGTACCAGTTCCGCCTATTACTTCCGGCTGGAAGGTCAGAGTAACGATGTCGCCTACGCGCAAATAAGCAAATTCTGGTTTTAAGTTTACATTAATTGAGTTGGTCAGAGCATTTTCTTTGAGAACTATGGAAGCCATTCTTTGAGCATGGGCTTCCGATGTAACCATCGCCAGTGAAAGTTCTTGGATGTGTTCTCGCCCATCGTCAGCAATAAGCGCGGAACTGCTTATGGGGCTAAAATCGACCTCTTGGTAATTATCAACGGCTGAAGTAAAGGAGCCGCCGACTTTGTTCATTCGATTTGAAATTTGTGCGTTAACTTTAATTGAAAGCTCTGAGATCAGATCGTCTTCGGTCAAATTCGCTGTGACAGTAGTTGAAGCTCCCGGCACTAAAAGTCGTATTGTGCCACCTTCTTCTATCAAGCTCCCGTGACAAGGGATTAACAACTCTTCCAGAGTTGTGATCACCTCTTCATCGAGAAAAGCAACGCCATTTGTGGTATATCTTTTTTGTGTTTGTGTGACCCCAGAGGCATCCTCGATAGAAATATCATCATCACATGTGTTTGCGGCGGCTACGAAAGAGGGAATGTCAAGATCCTCAATATCAACCTTCATTCCATTGATTAGAAAATCTAATACGCATATTGCTGAATTGTTTGAATAGCCCCAAGTTGTTTCATCGTTATATCGTGCAGATCCGCTACCGCCGTTTGTACTGTCCAACCGTGGATCGTAAACTTTGCGGCCAAGTACTCTAACGCGCACGTTTGGGACGCCACTAGTCCAGACCTCATTATTGTGGATTAATTTATAAGCAAGCCAAGCATTGCCCGTCATCTTATGATTGGCTGTCCAAGATGTTTGACCTACTAAGTCTATGGAGCTTAGATAGCTTGCTGAACCAGCATTGCCGTTTAATCCTACCCGCGCCGCAGCGTAGCCGTTGTAAGCAGTAGTGCTGATAATCGCACCAGTATTGTCTAAATCACCAATTAGGCTCTGTTGATCTTCATTAAAGAAAAGTTGATCTGCGTTTTCAATCGGGCCTTCGCCCAGATACAATACTCGGTACAGTTCTTTGTTGTCTGTTCCGGCTGCTTCTTGAAAAACCAAATGTCCGTTTGTAATTGTTTGACCGTAAATAAACCGCCTTGGTGCAACGGTTCCAAATTGCATGTTTTGAATTTCTTGAGCGCGATTTCTGGCCTTTGTACGCATCTTTTCTTCAGCGCGTTTTGCTTTTGATTCAGCGGTTTTCACGGCAACATATCCAGTTGCAATGGCCATAGAACCGTAGACAATCACTGTAGCGGCGGCGGTGCTGCCAGTGTAGGCGGCGACGATTTTTATCGCGGCGGCAATATATTGTGGCATTTAAAGTCTCCAGCCGTACTTAATGTCGGTTTTGGTTAGAACGACCCCATCATCGGATAAAAACGATCCCATTCCCTTCCAATAAAGGCCGAGAGTGTGTGTCTTTCGATCCACCAAAACATCTCCGTTTTGTTTGTCAGGATGTGGCTTGAAGCCAATTTCGCGCATCAAGCGCATGTGCATTGCTGCCACGTTTTTGTAGCCATGTGCATGAGCAACTTTCTGCAATTCTTCAAAGCTTTGAGGCCAACTGGTGTCATCGACGCCAATTCTGTTTTTGATTACTTTGAATATTTTTCCAGATTTGGGTTCCCAAAACCCCGATATAAAGAGAACACAATCATTCACTCCATATTCAAACCTTGCGTCCATATACGGACGTATATACGAACTAACTTCCAATGCCCCAGGTCACCTGTTTTATTATCGTATCGGTTATGAATTCTAATGACTTGTCGGTGCTGTCTTTCACTTTTTGAGATGAATCTCCAAGCTTGAAAACTCTTGGTCTAGACCAATCTGAGAATTGAGATACAGTTTTGATGGCTATGTTTGTTTGCTCTTGTGACGTTTTGTAATTAACTGCATCCACCTTGCCTTTGTGGACTTTAATAACTGAGTTAATGCTATATTCAGTCACACCCGACGATACTAATGTCACATCAAAAACTTCTACCACTACTCTGTTGATGTCATATGTATCGGTTAAAAATAGGTTTAGTACGTCATTGCTAAGTCCAGAAAAAACCACCTCTATTCCGTTTCGTTTTAACTCTTCTTGCTCTTTAACGCTTGCAACACTCATAACACCTTGAGCGCCTAGATATGTTTTGCTTGAGTAATCAAAATCCAAAGAGCTTGTGTTGAACCTCAAAACGCCATCTGTAAATGGTGCCTCTGTCCAACCGGGCACAGTTAACGTCACAAAATAGCATCTGGAGTGATCTCCAGCTTTAGCCGTTTTTGCTGTATTCGTATAAACTCTAGTCATTAGAAAGCCTCTTGAAATGCAAAGCCTACCGACCCCAAAATCGGCGCTCTGATATCCCACATTGCTTGTTCGTTGTCGGTGAGGCGCATGACGCCGCGAGGCGCTCTATGTGTAAGATCTGCACCGCCCGAAACCGTGCCACGCAGGGCAGGGGCAAAGTTCAAAGTTGATGTGCCCGTGTTTGTAATGGTGGCGTCAGCGGTTACAATTTTAAGCTCAGTACCTTTGCTCGATGTTATGTGGAAATAGTCTCCCGTTTTGAACGCAGAAACGGTGCCGCTGATTGTTGAGCTTGAAGATGCTTTTTGTATAGAAAACGCTGTTTGATGGGCAGCAGTAGTGCCAGATGTTTTTTCTAGAACCACTGTTGCGGCTAAACCGGATCGAGGGACATCCCGTGATACATCACCAAAAGAAAAGGTGTTATGCGGCCCTTCGACTTGAGCCAAGAATGCTTTTAGCTTCTCTAAATCTTCGCCATCCAGGTTGTCCCAGTTTGTTGATCCATACCAGCGCGAACCGGGAAGGCGAACATATTGGCTTGAACCCGTAAACTCTGAGGTGAATGCTTGTGCCGATCCTCTCAGCCCAAAATTAATTGAAGCTGGAGCCTTCATTGTGGGAAAGGTTATATGTGTCATTATCTGCGCCCACTTATTTTAGAGACATTCCCGCCGTCTTGCATTTCGGCGTAAACGGCTTGCTTGGTTCGTTCTTGGATTACCGCCGCTGCTTGGCGCAGATTAGCCTCAGTACCGCCATCCGCGTTGGAGAAATCAAAGTTCTGTACGATGGTCATTCCACCGCCCCCCCCTTTCATCGTAACTGGGATTGTCCGACCATCAGGAAGTGGCACATAAGCTTCTGGTGTTGAGCCTTCTCCAAACAGCGCCATTTGCGGGCTATTTGCAACGCCGCCTCTTGCATATGAGCGCAGGGGCATTGGGCCAGACCCGGTCATTATCCCGCCATCAGCAAAAGCAAATCCGGTTGCGGCTGTTATTGCTTTTTTTGCAAAAGCCACTGCCAAGGCATAAGAAATATCAATAATAATTTGATCTCTTAGATCCGCAAAACTTCCTTTACCTGTCTTGATAAAGTTGCCCAATGCTTCAGCCCCCATGTCGAATGCACCTACCAAGGAGTTTTCAAGTGCTTTACCTGGGGAGTCATAATTATCCGGGTCAAAATAGTCTTTCAGCGTATCACCCGCTGCCACAAAGCCTTCTGTCAGTGTTTGCGGCCCGCGCTGGGCAATCTTGCGCTCTGATTGAACACGCCGCATTTCATCGAGTAAAAACTCGCGCTCTTTTGCGCTGATGTTATCGTCGGTGAGCTTCTTCTCAATGTCGCGGAGAAGGTTTTCTTCTGCTAGTGCGGCGTTGAACTTTTTGAGGGCTGTAGCGCCCCGCCGCATCGCATCGTTTTCCGCATCCATATTTTGGATTTGTAGTTTAACGTCAGTAACTTTTTGTCTGGATCTGGCCGCTTCGGCGGCAAGCCTTTGAGCTTCTGCCCGCTCTCTAGCGTCAGCGGCTTCTCTTTCAGCATCTCTGGCGGCTGCGAGCGCTAAGAGGTCAATAGTTAGCTCGCGGGTGAGTTGCGCTTCAAGACCCGTAACAATGTTGGCTGCACTCGTTTCTTGCATTCCCAAGGCAATCAATTTATTTTTGTAGGCTTCGACGGTGTTTCGTATCTGTATCTCGCCAGCAACTCTCTTTTCTGCTATCGCTCCATCGTATGTCGCATCGTTCAAGGCTTTCTGATCGTTTTTTTGCTGAATAATTTTATCTTGAAGACCTTCAATAAGAGGTCTATTTCGCGCCTTTTGATCTGCTGATTTTTTCTCTGCTGCCGCCGCGTCTGCTTCAGCTTTCAGCCTAATTTGAATTGCGTCTTCATTTGCTAAAGTTAGTGAGACAGCTTGTTTCATAACCTCAACGCCAAGCATTGTAGAAACATTGTTCTTTACAATCGCTTGGTCTACTTTTTCCCGAATAAGGATTTCTCTTTCAAGAGCATCATGTGCCTTTTTTCCTTCAAACGCTGCGCCAGTAAGTGCTTCAGAATTTTCGTATGCTGTCCTTGTTGGATTATTTAAACGACCAAAGGCTTCATTTCGCCGCCCGATAAATGCAAGAGCATCTCCAGTTGGTCGTGCGGGTGGCCTAGCAGTTGTTTGAACGCCGGTGGGGGCCATAGCGAAATCACCCCCCAAAACGGAACTCACATTTCCAGATCGATCTGGTCTTAATCTGTTTACGTTGGGAGCAAGAGAATTTTCGCCACTAATGTAAGCTCCATCAAGCGAAAATGCGTTTTTAAGTAGCCCTGCAAGCCCCCTCATGGCTTTTTGAACTGGTTCGGCTAAACTTAAAAAGTCTTGGCTTTGCATGAATTCACCAGCACCTTGCATGAAATTGTTCATCCTACTTAGGGGGTCACGCCCTCCTTCTCCCGCCGCTTTGTTCCCTTCGGCTACCGCTCCCGTCACAAGCCCGATATTTTTGGCTAGGTCTGCAAAAGTCATGGCTAATTTGCCAACCATTTGCCCAAGAGAACGAATTGCCTCAAGTGTCTCTGGATTTTGAAGGAATGTGGCAAACTCTCTGTTCACCGTTGTCATAGCTCCTGTGAACCCACCATCGCCGAAGGCTTCAGCGGCCTCTAGTCCAGCGGTTCCTAATCGAGCTTGTTCAGCGGCTAACCCGCGTGAAGCTTGAGCTAATTGATCAGACCCGCCAGTGGCATCAAACAATGCTTGCACAAACGGTAAGAAAAACTTTTCAGTTGATAGGGTGCCAGCCTCAAATGCTTTGTTAAGTTCATCGCCTGTCATGCCAGTTGCTGTTTGAAGCGCGGTCATAGCCACTGGCAAGCGGTCGCCGAGCTGCAATCTGACTTCTTCAGCCATGAACTTGCCTTTTGACAAAGATTGTTCAAAAGCTCGAACAACACCGGCTGTATCAGCGGCTGATCCGCCAAGGTTCCTCATCGATGCGGCGATCTTCGCGAAAGCTTGGTTGGCAGTCTCGCCCTCAATTCCTGATTGCTTTGCAGCTAGAATAAACCGGCCAAAGGGCTGACCTACCTCTGCCAAGTTAATCCCAATTTCTTGAGCGGCTTTACTCAAAAAATCCATGTTTTTATTAAACTGGAGGGTATCAGTGGATGCCGCTTGAATAGTAAATTGGAACCGCTGAATGGTGCGAATAGCATCAAGAACTTCTCTAAAGCCTAGGATGGCGGTCAAGCTGCTTAAAGCCACACCCGTGTTCAAGAGTATGCCTCGCAATCCAGAAAAGCTATTGCCCAATCGGCCAGTACGACGAACCGCCGTGTCCACTGTTCCGTTGAGGCCTCTAAATTTTTCCTGAGATGCATCCAAAGCACTATTAAATTTTCGCTGGGCTTCAACCATACGCAGAGTTCTTTCTGGCCCACCACTAGGCAAAGCTCTTTGG